AACTTTGCGCCAGAACCCGCCGCAATAGTGCTTAATGAATCAGATAAAACATTTAAATTAAATTCAGATGCGGAAGTTGTTACGACAGCTTTTGCAAATGCGGGCGTGACCTCAACAGTTCTGATTGATGACCTGATGCCTGCGGGCAATGCTCGTTCCATTTGAACAGTTGCAAATTCTCCCTGTAACTTTGCAACAGCATCGGAAACAAGTTCCATATCTCGCGTTGACTTGACATCCCATTTTCTAAGGCTTGCTTTTGTCTGTAATAACAAAGCCCGTAAACGTGCCGCTGTATATTTGGGCTGATTCGCCTTTGGAAGACGTTCTATTGCTTCTAATTTATCTACCGCCCGCAATATGATTCGATTGTAAGATTCAACGATTTCACGGGAAATTTTATTTGAAAATCTATTTAAATCTAAACTATTACGAAAATATTCTTCAGGTATTAAATCAGGATATGGAATAGATGCCCCAAGTTTGGAGACATCAGACGGAACCCGAATCGGCGTTTGTGTCATTAATCCTCATCTTCTGGGTCTTCAACTGGTTCATCTTCTTCGGCTTCGGGTGTAGGTTCATCTGTTTCGATCATGTCGCCTTTTTGTGTTGATTCGATTTCTTCTTCAACGTCAAAGTCATCGCCCAATATTTCGCCCTCTGCCAATTGCTTCAATAATGTTTCCTGAGATATAGCGCCAGAACTCCAAAGACCTTGCATCGCCTGAATCTCTTGCGGTGCTAATCGCTGACCCAAGAAATCACGATTGACGAAAGCATTTCCGATTTCTGCAATATTTAAATAATTTGCATGAAATACCAAACAGTTGTCGATCATGTCCTGAAGCTGTTGCGCAACGATCATCAAAGTCGAATCGCCTTGGCTTCTTTGTATCTCTTGCGATGCGGCTGTTTCTGCGACAAGTTTCTGGCCGAGGATTGCGGCAAGTGCCAAAGTATTTATTTGATCTTCTAAGTTTTTTATTCTGTCGCGTTGATACTGAAACGATTGCCCTTTGATCTCTACAAACTCCGCCCTTGCACCTTCTGGAAACGCAATCGCTTCGCCCGGCCCTGCACTAACTTCCTCTGATGCCTGCGGGAAACCAAAAAGACAAAGCAAAGGAACAGAAGATATTCTTAGCTGATTATCAAAGTCTGAACTCTTTTGATAATGCAACAAATTAAGTTCTGCTATATCTTGCATCGGTGGGCGTGATTCCAAGAAAGAAACTTTGTTTGAATATGCAATCGCAAATGGAATGTAATCCAAAGACGTTGTTCCTTCATCAACTTTTACAAATTTTCCCTGCCTGCCTTTTCTGTGAACCTCAAAAGCTCCCGGCGTAAGCAATCGAACCTGTTCTACTTCTTTCTGTCCATAATCGCCATCTTCTTCCGTGACCCGTTCCAAAAGTCTTAATTGTGTTAGTTTTTGTTGACCGTTAATAAGTTCTGTTCTCCAACCGAGAATCTCACGCGGGCTGTATGTAATCCAGTAAGGTCGACCAGTTCCGCCTGTCGGTGCATCAACAAGAACCCCGACATGACCATAACGCAACATTATTTTTGCTGTCTCATATGTCCAACTCGTGAGATCGTTACCTTGTAAATCAATATCGAACAAATCTTCCGTAACTCGTTCTGATACCTCATTTAATCGAACAGGTTTGCGAGTAAGCATACCCGCAAGCAATCTTTCGATTCTGACGTATAAAGGCGCAAGAACTGAAGTTGCAAGTCTGTTGTCGTAACTTTCGTCCTGTTCACGCGGCATCTGCGGCAAATACTTTCGATGTCTTTTCCTTATGCCATAAGTTCCTGTTATCAAATCTTCAATCAATATCCAATTTGGCTCCATATTTACATATGCGTTGCTAGGGTCTTGAACCTCAACAGCTTTACTTGATCTTGTCCTGTCGTAGTGGTTGAAAGAAGAATACACGGCTTAATCCCTAGCTTAATTTAA